AGATAAATATATTAGTTTTTCAAAAAAAGGGAGTTAAACTCCCTTTTCTAATTCTAATTTTAATTGTTTCTTTTCGTCAACAAAGGCTTGTACTCGGTCATTAGCTATTTTAGTATAATTTGAACTTAATTCAATTCCAATCCATCTTCTATCTAATATCTCAGCGGCAACCAAACTTGTTCCTGAACCTGCAAATGGGTCTAGTATTATATCGTTCTTATATGACAATATTTTAATCGCCTTGGTTGGAATATCCATACTGAATGTGGCCTTTGTCATTGGTCTTGAATCGTTCAAATATTTCCATTGACCAAAAACAAGTTCCATAAATTCTTTTTTGTCCGTTTCTTCATATACAACTTTATTTTTTATAATTCCATCTTCCTGTTTAATTTCAGTAATCACCCCATTCCATTGTGATTCTCCTTTAGTTAACTTCTTTGGGGAATTTTTATATGCGATAATTATACACTCCTTTGGGTTATATATGTATGGTTGACTACAACTCATCCAAGAACCCCAAGCGGTAGTTTTACTTCTGTGGGGTGATTCCTCTTCTAAATCAATTACACCAAACCATTTAAAACCAACTTCTTTCATTACATTCCATATTTCCGAAACGATAAAAATCCTACCACCTCTATCTTTTAGATTTATTTCGTATGGTACATTCACACATATTCTACCATCTTCTTTCAACACTCTAAACGACTCTTTTAACCACTTTTTTGAAAAGTTTAAATATTCTTCTATTGTGGTATTATCGTTATACACATCATAATTAATATTTACTGAGTATGGAGGACTTGTAATTAACAAATCAATGGAATTTTCAGGAAGTTTTGACATAACTTCCACACAATCCCCGTTTATAATTTGATTCAATGTTTGTTCTATATTCTCTATATTTTTCATAATACTCTTTTTTCCTATTTAATTGTATATTGGAATTTTCATAAATATAATCTAAAAAATTGACTATTCCAACAATGTTAACAATCTTAATTGTATATCTTTTCTTGTCTTCGTGTATTTTACCAATATTAGGGATTTTAGATATAACATCAATTAAAAATGTCCTAAAATTTTCAGATGCACAAACTATAGTCATAACTGACATTTTTGTTTTTTCACTATAAAAAAAGTTACCATCACCATCATAATAACCTCTTATAAAATCCTTATAATATTTTTCATCTATTATTGGTTTATCGATAGTAAAAGTTTTTCTTGGTGTGCATCCTTGTTTTATTAAATCATTAACTAATTTATTACTATTAATACGAATAATACAATTATCTGAGAAAGATGGTGTTCCTTTTTTAGATATTGTTTTATTCCGATAGTGAGTCACTTTGTGTTCTGACTCAATATTATTTTTGAATAAATTCAAATGATTTTCATCTTTTCGTGAAAGTTTTAATACAACTTGATTTCCTGACTTATTTTTTCTAACACACCCATCAGCATATAAAAAACCCAACCAATAAGCTTTTTCTTCAGTATCTATAACCTCAAAATAATTGTGATTAACATCATATCTACGATTTGTTAAAGCTAAACTATTCTCTTTTAATATTCGTTTTATTGGTCTTAAAGAAACACCAAAACTCTTTGCAACTTTTTTTAAATTTTTTAATTCGTTATATCTTTCAATAACTAAATCATAATCAATATCAATTTTACTTCCCATAATAATAAATATCTATTAGTGTGTAGAAAGTCACAATATATTAGTAATTTTTCCAAAGAGTTTCAACCTTTGTTTTTTTATTAAAGTTTCCATCAATTGTTTTAACTTCGAACTGAATTTTATTAAATCCGTTTTCTGTTAATTTGTAATATAATTCACAATCATACCCACTAATTAAAATCTTAGATTGAGAATTAATTACTGAGTCTATAAACTCCAAATGTCCTTCTCTATTCATATCAACCTTATATCGAGCGCCAGTTCTTGTAGATTGCTCATAAGGTGGGTCACAATACAAGAATACGTTTGGTTTGTTATACTTGTTGATTAACTTAACCCCATCCATATTGGTTACCATCACTCGTGAGAGTCTATCGTGTAATTCAGGAAGTCTATCTACGCAAGAAAGAAAATCAGATACTGCCTTACTCATTCCTCGTCTTACGTAAGAATTCATTGAAAATCCACCGATACCATTATGAGAAGTTCTATTGACATAGAAGAAGTTAAATGCTCTATCCACAACAGATAGATTTTCATACTTTAGATTTTCTTTACATTCTTTTCTAATTTGTTCACAATATAACGATAAGTCACATTTTTCTTTGAATTGTTGGAATAACTCTTTGTCAGATAATACTTTGTATAAAGAATATACATTTTGTTCTAAATCATTGTAAATTTCAATTTTAGCGGGGTTACTCATTAAACCTACTATGTAACTTCCTCCGTATGGTTCAATGTACGTATCAAATTCTGTTTTAGGGAACTGTTCTATAATTTTATTATAGAATCCACCCTTACTTCCATAATATCTTATTGGTGCATTCATTTTTAATCCAAAACTAATCCGTTATTATTTAAAATTTCTCGAATTATTTCTCTGTATTTTTCGGCAATTTGTATTTCCTGCTCAGAGGCTGGTTCATTTGGATTAAGAATACTTACATCATACTTCGTGGTTTTTCTAAGTTCTTCATCTAAGTCTGAAATAACATATTTCCATTTCATAGCATCAAGAGCAACTCTTGCCTCAACAGATTCTTCAAAACTATCAAATTCTAATATTATTTTTCCCATTTTTTATTTTTTTTATCGTTTTCAATATCTTCTGTATAAGATTTTAGATTTGCTAATTCAATTGACACTCTTCTAATTTCTTCATTTAAAATCTTTATATCATCCATTTTTTCTTCGAAAATAATATAACCTGAATTAATTAATAAGATTTCATTTTCAGTCAAATCTTCATATGACAAAGATAGTTTGTCACACATCATTTTAACATATTTTTTCTGTAAAAAACTCATAATACAAAGATACTGAAAAAAAAGATAAGTTAGAAAAAAGTTATAAAATAAACCATTAAGATTATAACTTGTTATCTTCCAAAAATTTAATTTTTCTATCAAGATAAAATCTCGCTTTTTTTAAATCTTCAATCTCTTTCTCAGGATTTTTTTTACCTGACCTACTTATATATTTAAAACAATTTCCTAAATGAAAATCGAATCCATATACCTCAATTATTTTGATTACCTCATAAGTTTTATCATCACCAAATTGGTAATGACTAGGGTGATTTACTTGTTCTTTTTCAGGTGGTGGTGGAGGATTTCTATGTCCCGACATGTTGTTTACTTGACCCACTTTTGGTGAAGGACACTGACAATGTCCTGTTAAACCACATATACATTCTTTTAAATTATCCATTACATTTCCTCATCCCTATATTCTTTTAATAATTCATCAGGACTTAATGTTTTATATTTTCCATAAAGTTCTGAGATTTGTTTATGACTAACGTTACTAGTCATATTATTGTGAGCGGCAAATAGTTCTTCAGACATTTTAAGAGTTTCAGTAATCACTTTAATAATATCATAAGGATTTGCATTTGAGGCCGGTCTTCTATCTTCAAGATAACCTTTCCAATCATTAGTTGCGGTTTGAGCCGGAATTCTAATTGATGCTCCTCTATCACTTACACCAACTGAAAACTTATCAATTGATTGTGTTTCGTGTTTACCAGTTAATCTCATATGATTATCAGAACCGTAAACTTCGATGTGATTTTTATGTCTACTATCAAATGCGTTGAATATTGATTTGAAATATTCTTCCCCTCCAACTTCTCTCATTTTTTTATTTGAAAAGTTTGTATGAAGACCTGAACCATTCCAATTTAAATTACCTAATGGTTTTGGATGATACTCAATTGAATAACCATAAGTCTCAGATATTTTTTCCATGAAATATCTTGCCATCCATAAGTCATCGCAGGTCTTTTTATTACCTTCAGCAAAAACCTGATATTCCCATTGACCTAATGCAACTTCGGCATTTGTTCCTGTGATATTAATACCATGTGTTAAACAAAAATCTAAATGTTTTTCAACTAATTCTCTCCCAACCACATTTGAACCAACTCCACAGTAATACTTTCCTTGCGGTTCTAATCCAATATATCCATTTTTAGACTCGCCATGCCCTAAAATAGATTTGTTTCTACCGTCACGAATGAAGTATTCTTGTTCAAAACCAACCCAAAAATTTGAATCCTCATCACCTAATAAATGTCTTTGATTAGTTTCATGGGGCGTTCCATCAGGATTCATAACTTCACAGAAAACATAAGTTGTTTTAATATTACTATAATGATTGTTATAATACAATCTAACAGGCTTTAAAACACAGTCCGAAAACTTACCTTCGGCTTGCTTAGTTGATGACCCATCGAAATTCCATTCAGGAATATCGTTTAAATTTAATGATGCCGCCTCATTTTTAATTACTTTAACTTTACTTCTCAAATTTGGTTCTGGTGTATAACCATCTAACCAAACATACTCTAATTTATGTATCATTTTTGTTTTATCTTATAAATTTTATTTTCTTCTTCAATAATTCCTTCTTTAACAAGTTCATCCAATAAATCTATACAGTCAAACATTTCCATTTTTAAAACGTGTTCACAGATATAACTAATTGGTAAGGGACTTCTTAATTTTGATAACAAAACTTTAATCTTTTTGGATTTTTCCATCTTGTATCATTTTAATTAATATTTTATCTTCAACACCCTCGGTAAACAACGTGTAAACTTCGGTTGAAAATTTATCTAAAAAAATAAAAGCATCATCTGTAAAAAGTTTAGATAACTTTTGTTTGTTTTTAATCTGACCCATAATTGTTTCTTCTGAAACGAACCTTTTATTGAACCCCATTGTCGTATATTTTTGATATTGTGTTTACGTTGTCTGTTGTACTTTGAGCAATTATCGTAAGTATTTTCCTTTTGAAGATTGGTATTAATGTTTCTTTCAAAGGGAAAATTTGTAAACATGTCACTTCAAATAAAGGATATTTTGATTCCTCATTTTTGTAATATGTTTTAGAAAAATTAGATAAGATTTTTTGTATTGTCAAATCATTTATCTCTCCATTATAAATTTCTTTTAAACTAGTTCTTGTTTGGTTTTTTGTCTTTGGAACTTTTCGAGTTGTGTACTTCCAAACTATAATTTCATTATCTTTTTTATAGTAAAAAAACCCTGAATTGTTTTTGATGTTTTTTTTGTTTTTTCTGATGTTTACGTTTATTGAGTCATAAACAACACTCCATATTGTTTTTGCAATATTGAAGTAATCAAAAAGTTTCGGTTGGCTATATTTTAAAATCTTTTGATACTCTTTATACTCCTCATCACTCATATCAGGTATTTCTTTTACCTTCAAATCAGATAAAACTATTTCATCGTCAGGAGACTTGAATTTTTTATCCGTATAAAGAATTTGATTTTTTGTTAGTAAAGTTTGAATGTTACCCAAATGTAACGACAGTTCAATGAACATAGGATACATTTTTATTTCTTCTAAATTTTGATTCAATTTTTGAAAATAATTTAAAAGAACATATTCCTTTTGTTCAGCATCAATGATACCTTGGAATAACCAATTAGTATCCATTATAAAATTTTTGTTGTTTTTTGAAGTTTTCACTTGGTTAAAATATAACCTTAAGAATTGAAAAAAGAAAGGAATTAGTTAACCCTCATGACATAATATATTTCATCTCCAACACTATCTACAGAACTATAATTCCCATCATAACTATTCATAATTCCCCATCCTTCACTATCAACCAAACCTTGGGCTAAAGAATCTTTATCGATAAAATTATTTAAATCAAGTCCCCAATCTTTAATAAAACTAACCGGGTCATATAAAGCGTCATCAACTCTCCCTTGAACTACTTTTTCAACCATATCATCAGTCACTTCACGTTTACTTTCTTCGATTTCGTCAATTTCATTTTGAGCTGTTTCAATGTTATCATCTATTTCTTCTAAGTTGCTATTTATTTCTTGTAACTTTTCATCGATATCATTATATTCATCTGAATTATGTTCAAACTCACTTTGTTCATCTTCTAATTCACTTTGTTCATCTTCTAATTCACTTTTTCTATCTTCCATTTTGGAAATATATTCTTCTAACTGGTCTTTTCTTTCTTCTTGTTCACTACTTAATTCATAATCATCATCATTGAAATACACATCAGGGTTGTCATACACATCGCTTTCATAAAAGTCTTTGACATAAGATTCTAAATAATCTTTATCAATGTGGTCTGATAAAAAACTACTATTGAAACCGTCAATACTCATCTCATCGAAATAATTATTAGCATATTCTTTTGCGGCATCATCCATTTCACTTTCTGTACCTACGGTGTATTCTTGATTTTTAAAATCAAGACTTAACACCTCAAATTGAGTTAAACCGTAGTGAGTATATCTTGTTGGAAACAAATCATAAACTGTAATATTAGGTTTTAATTCTTCCAATCTCTCTTCTAACTCACTAATTTTATCACTAATTTCATTGTATTCTTCAGGTTCTTCGCTCTTCTCGTACTTATCATTTAATTCAATTAACTGAGATTCTATTTGAACAATTTCCTCTTTTTCATCTTCACTTGGTTCATTAACATCCCCATTTTCAATCAAATATCTATATAACGCGTTAGCCTTAATTCCAAGACTATCTATGTTCGGATTGTTGATATCCCATTCACCTTCTTCTTCTCTATCATTATTTTCCGCCCTCTTTTTAGCTAACTCAATTGCCAGTCTTTTTTTCTGTCTTGGCGTTCCATAGTCCCATACACGGTCTTTTACAATAACATCACCAATGTCGGAAATATTTGTTTCTCCAATATCCAAATTTCCTTCAACATAACCTATATTACCCAAACTATTAACATCAGACCCACTTATTTTAAGAGGTCCTGTAATCCATAATTTTTTTCCTTGAAATTTAGGTAGTTTAGTTATCGCCTTTACGTTATTACTCGCAAATTTTAAAAGTTCGTTAAATTCTTCAGGAGATATTTTGTACATACTTTCATCTTGTTCAACCAAGAACTTTAAGTTTTTCAAAACTTTCTTTTCTGAAAATAGAATTTTTTTATTCATAATAATAAATACTTTAAAAAAATAATTTGCTCAAAAAACTTGACATATTATTGTTATTGGGGATATTTATTGATATAATAAATTTTTTAAAAAACAATTACTATGGGATGTGGCTGCAAAAATAAAGGAGTACAACCTCCTCAACAACCTCAAACTCAAACTACTCCTTCAGGTGCACCGGCACCTGCACCTAATAACACTATCCAAGAATCAATTCGTAAGGTAGTGGAAAAGTATTATAAGAAATAAAAGTAGAATTGGGGTTTGGTAAAAAAATTGAAGGGAGTTAGACTCCCTTTTTTTATTTATCTATTTAAAGTTATCAGAAAATTACATATAAATTATACATGAACTGTATAATACAAAAATCACGAAGAGAATTAGTTAATAAATTCGCAGAACTTATCTTAAACAAAATTAATGATGGTAAAAATTTATTAACACATATTGAAGTTAGTGACTTTATGAATTTCTTTGTTATTAAAGGAGAAACTGAAAGTAAAGAAGTTTTAGACCTAAATCAAATCAAACAAAGTTTTTTTGACGAGCATAAAGATGTATTTCAAAGATATTCTGTTAAAAATTTTAATATTATAGATTTAATTAAATATAATGTATTACCTGTCCCAAAGAATGAATATTATTTCCAATTTTATAATTCAGAAAGACCCATTTACAATCCTGAAGTAATTGAGTATTACTCGGATACTGAAAATTTAATCGATGGTTTGTCTAGTGTTAATTTTACCGATAAGTTAGAATTAGAATATAATTGGCCAATTTATATGATGGAAACAAATGATAAATTTACTTACACATCACAAATAACAATCTCATCTGAATTTCCTTATGGTTACAGTCTAAAGATGGGGAAATCTCATTTATATTACTCAGAGTATATTTCCAACCAACTGTTTAAAGTTATTAAAACTGATAAATTAATTTTCAAAATAACAAATCAAGTTGTTGATAATGATAACAATCAAAGTGATTTAAAAATAATGGTCAAGTCTGAATCTATGTACGACAATAAGTTAATAGAATCCATGGTTTTGGATGTGTTTGATTTCAACTTAGGAAAATTTACAAATGAATACTTGAAAGGTTATAATTTCGATGAGGAAATTAATAAACCATTTGATAAAAAACCTTGGTTAGTATATGA